AAAAAATGGTTAACCTTTGAGGAGATTAACGATGACAAACTTACAAGACCTATACAAACAGAAAAGGTCTCTGGAGTTGAGTTGGGAGCAGGAGCATCTTAACGAGGGTAGATATACTCTTGATATGGTCAGAATAGATCATAAAGTCAGACAAGTAATTGCTGATATTAAGACAAAAGAAGCTGAGTTAGCACACCATGTTAGCAAAGTAGAAGACTCTGCACCACAAGTTTCCGTAGCTACTTAACAAAAAGCTACACCACTGAAATACCACTTTCACTACAGAATCTCTTGCACTCTATTTAAATCTGTTGTATATTTATCACACTGTATATTAAATAAATAAAATGTAGACGCATACAGTCGACATCCCTAGGGACTACATTTAATATTCTAGGAGGAATATAACATGGCAAACACAACGTTTACAGGCGCAGTCCGTTCAGAGAATGGCTTCGTTGATATAACAAAAACAGCATCAACTGGTGCAATTACAACTAACTCTACTTACTCTACTGATGCTTCAATTGGTGGAACTTTAGATGTTACAAGTGCAAGTACCCTTACAGGCAATGTATTTGCTAAAAACATTGCGCCAACTATAACGGGTCAAACAATAACTGCAAAAGCTACAGCAAGTACAAATACATATGTTGCAGGTATTAACGTTAACCCTTACACAGGAGCAAATGCTCAGGTAACAACTTTACCAGCGGCAACTTCAGGAGTTATAGTAATACATTCTCAATCAGTTGATACAACTGGTGGAACAGCTACTTTAATTTTTGATTGTGCAGGAACTGATGTTATTGAAACAGGTTCTGTATTTGAATCTAGAGCAAGTAGTGCAGTAATTTTTGATACTTCAACAGCTAACGAAACAAGATTAACTTATACGCCAGCTAATGCGGCAACTAATTTAATGAGTATTGGTTCACAAATAATATTTACATGTGTAACAGCAGGTAAATGGCATGTGTCAGCTAGACTAAGATCTATAGGTGCTGGAACAACTGGAACTTTTGTATTCGCAGCGTAATAATAATTAACTTGAGTGGGGTTTCGGCTCCACTTAAATTTTACTTGATTAAGGAGGGTAAATAAAATGGCAGACGTAGTAACAGGACCATCTATCATGCAACAAAATGATATTAGAGTGGTTATCAAATATGTAAATCAATCAGACGGAACAGGTGGAACAACTGTATTTGGAGATGTATCAGCACTGGACACAAACGTAGATGGTGCTTCTTGTTTACATTTAGTATTACAAAGATTATGGTTTTCAGCAACTCAAGCGGACGGTGGAGATTCATTTGTTCGTATGGATGAAGAAGATAATAATGGTGATATACCTATAATTGGTATAACAGGAGCAGGCTATTGGGACTTTAGAGAATTTGGTGGCTGTCCAGCAAGTAGAGACGCTAATACAAATGGTGATATTAATTTTGTGGTTCCAGGCGCAGCAGATGCTGGAAACATGTATTCAATCGTAGCTGAATTTATCAAAGAATATTAGGAAGGTAATATATGGCCAATACAACTTCAGCCACAGTTACTTTTGACAAAACGTTCGCAGTTGATGATTTAATCACAGAGGCATATGAACGAATTGGGTTTCAAGTAACTTCTGGAAATCAGCTTAAATCAGCTAGAAGATCTTTAAATATTCTTTTTCAAGAATGGGGTAATAGAGGTTTACACTACTGGGAAGTAGGAGAAGCTGATATTGATCTTATTGAAGGTCAAGCAGAATACGCTTTGTTTAGATCAACCGGTGATGGAACAAGTGCAGTTACAAACCCTGCTAATACTTATGGAGTAGCTGATGTTCTTGAAGCAACTTTAAGAACTAGTAGAACAGCTGTAGGTCAAGCTGATGCTGCTTTAACAAAAATTGACAGATCCACTTATTCTGGATCAGCTAGTAAATTATCTAAAGGTACTCCTTCTCAATATTTTGTTCAAAGATTTATAGATAAAACAGTTGTAACTGTTTATCCAACAGCGGATTCTAGTAATGCAGCAAAAGCTGTTCATATTTATTTTGTAAAAAGAATACAAGACGTAGACTCTACTTATACAGATGCAACAGATGTTCCTTACAGATTTGTACCGTGTATGGTATCTGGTTTAGCTTTTTATTTATCACAAAAATTTAATCCTCAAATAGTGCAACAAATGAAATTATTATATGAAGATGAACTAGCAAGAGCTTTGGCAGAAGATGGTTCTTCTACAAGCACTATTATAACCCCTAAAACTTATTACCCTAGTATTTAACTATGTCAAAATATTCAAAAGCAATATCAGATAGATCAGGATTTGAATTTCCATATAATGAAATGGTTAAAGAATGGAATGGTTCTTTTGTTCATTCATCTGAATATGAAGAAAAACATCCTCAACTAGATAGACGAACAAGGGGTTCAGACACACAAGGTCTTAGAAATGCAAGACCAGATAGAATAGAATTTTCAACTCCTATTGTTTTAATGGACAACGCTTTTATAACTTCTACATCTTCAACTTCAGTTTTAGTTCATACTTCTTCTGATAGTAAAGGGATTAATACTAATCCTTTTCAAACAAGTGATGCTATTAGATTTACATCTGTAAAATCTTCTTCAGGCAGTGTTGCTTCAAGTGTTTTTGAATTAGAAACTACATTAAATGAAACCTTAAGTGCTACAGATACTACTATAACTTTATTAGATGCTACTAATTTTCCAACTAGTGGATTTATTGTTATTGAAAAGGTACTAACTTCTGATGATACAACTAATGAGCTATTAGTGGGTAAATTTGCAAATGAAACAATTCAATATACAGGTAAATCTGGTAATAATTTAACAGGCTGTACAAGAGGCACAGCGGCTCCTATTACTGGAGTTACACCAAATGTTACAACAGCAAGAGCACACAATTCAGGTGCAAAAGTTTTTGGATCGTATATAATAACAAGAACAACAAGCTCAATTACAGATAATGGAGTATCTACATCATATAGTTTCTCTTTTACTTTTAGTTTAGCTTCATCGGCAACAACAGGCGGAACAGGTGGAGGCGATTTTGTTTTCGCAGGACCTGTAAACCAAAGAGGATAATATGGCAGGAATTAGTTACTCAGATTTAAGAACACAGATTAGAAACTACACAGAAGTCACTAGCACCGTGCTGACAGATGCTGTTATTGAGAATATAGTTTTAAATGCAGAGTATAGAATATATAGAGATGCACCTATTGATGCAGATAGAAAAATAGCTCAAGATAATTTAGTGGCAAACCAAGAACATGCAAATGTGCCAGCAGGGGCTTTAGTTATAAGAGCAGTTGAAGTTGCTGATTCTACAGCAGCTTTTAATAATCCAATATTTTTAGAAAAAAGAGATGTAACGTTCTTAGATGAATTTAATGGTGCACGTGCTACAGGAAGACCTAAATATTATGCTATGAAAGGTGGAGCAACAGGTAACACAAACACAACTTCAGGAGCAATATTATTATCTCCAATACCAAATGCTACATACGTATTTAAATTTCATTACAATGCTATACCAGCTAAGTTAGAAGCTTCTAGCAACGAGACAAATTTCATTAGTTTAAATTTCCCTAATGGTTTACTATATGCTGCTTTAGTTGAAGCATATGGGTATTTAAAAGGACCAATGGATATGTTACAACTATACGAAGGAAAATATAAACAAGAAGTTGAGAAATTTGGAGGAGAACAGTTAGGTCAGAGACGTAGAGATGACTACACTGATGGAACAATCAGAATACCTGTAAACTCTCCATCACCTTAGGAATTAAATTATGGCATCAACATTTACAACACTCGGTTTAGAACTAATGGCAACTGGCGAAAACGCTGGTACATGGGGAGATAAAACTAATACCAATTTAAGCATGGTTCAAGCAGCTGTTGCTAGTTATGTAGAAAAATCTATTGCAGGTGGTGCAGCAACTACAACTTTAACAATTACAGACGGCGATGCAACAGAATCTACATCAGTTGCAAGAAGTGCTATTATAAAACTTACAGGAACAATATCAGGTAATCAAATTGTAACTGTTCCAGATTCTTTAGAAAAAACATTTATTGTTGTAAACGGAACATCAGGATCACACACAGTACAATTTAAAACAGCATCAGGATCAGGTGTAACTTTTGCAGCTACAGATAAAAGTTCTAAATTTTTATTTGCTGATGGTACTAATATTAATGAAATTATTTCATCTTCTATTCCTGCAGACAATATTACAACGGGTGATGCAGCATCTAGTTTTGCAACATCATCTGGCGCAGTATTAATTGATTCACAAGCAAGTACAACTACAGTTGATGGACATACTGGTGTTACAATTCAATCAACTAGTTCTGGAAACATAACTTTAGATTCAGTTGCAGATATCGTACTTGATGCAGACGGTGGAGATATATTTTTAAAAGATGCAGGAACTACATTTGGTGAATTTACAAACTCATCAACAGATTTTATAATTAAATCAACTACATCGGATAAAGATATATTAATAAAAGGTAATGATGGCGGTTCAGCTATTACAGCTTTAACTTTAGATATGTCAGCTGCAGGAGCAGCAACATTTAATGATAAAATTACAGCAGTAGGAACTTCTGTATTTACTAATTTAGATATATCAGGTGATGTAGATGTAGATGGAACTTTAGAAACAGATGCATTCTCAATAGCAGGTACAACTGTAAGTTCAACAGCAGCAGAATTAAATTTAGTAGATGGTATTACAGCAGGAACTGTTTCAGCTTCAAAAGCAGTTATTGTAGATTCAAATAAAGATATTACAGGTTTTAGAAATTTAACTACAACAGGTAATGCAATTGTAGGTGGGGATCTTACAGTATCTGGTGATGATATTACCATGGCTACAAACACTGCAGGTCATTTATTAATTGCAGATGGAACAAATTTTAATCCTGTTGCAGTTACAAGTTTAACAGCGATTTCAACTATTGCAGCGGATGATACTTTTTTAGCAGTTGATACTTCAGGTGGTGGTCTTAAAAAAGTTGCAAGATCCGTTGTTGTAGCGGGGTTAGCAACTTCAGCAGCTTTAACAGAAATAGTTCAAGATACTTCTCCTCAATTAGGTGGTAACTTAGATACTAACTCACAAAATATTTTAATAGATGATGCACACTTT